TGGAAGTAAACTACATGGGAAGAAAATTAAAGTATGGCGGCGACCGCGAATTTGCCGACTGGTCAATCAAGTGCTACAACGATGGTAACTATACTCTTCGTAAGGCGTTTGAATCGTGGTCGAACCTTATTAACTCGTATCAAGGTAATGTTGGCCCAAATAACATGGCTTCATACCTTTGCGACTGGTATATTCAGCCTCTCACTCGTGAAGGCAATCCTATCTGCACATACAAGATGGTGGGTGTATGGCCGAAGGATATTCAAGGCTACGAAATGAACTTCGATTCCAAGACGAACATCTCGGAATTCGGCGTAGTCATGTCATATCAGTATCACGAGTTGCAAGGCGTAACTACCTGATACAATTTAAAGGAGTATTTACATAATGGAACTCTTCGGCTTAAAAATTGAGAGGTCGAAGAAGCAGCAAAGCGACTTCAAGGCACTAAAGTCTTTCGTAGTTCCAACTACGGACGACGGTGCAATTCCAGTCGAAGCAGGCGGCTTCTACGGTCAATACATTGATCTTGATGGATCGGTTCGTAACGATTACGAATTGGTTGCAAAGTATCGTGAAATGTCAATGGATCCAATCTGCGAAACTGCGGTAGATGATGTGGTTAATGAATCTATTGTTTGTGAAGGCAAGCGATCTCCTGTTAAGATCTTCTTTACAAGTGATCTAAAACTTGGTGAGCCCATTAAAGACAAGATTCAAGAAGAATTTAAAAACATTCTTCGCATCATGCAGTTTGAAACC